CTCTTGATGTTTCTGCCGCAGATATGGTAAAGTCCTTGACAAGTAATCTGCGCGACGTCCTAGACTTGCGCAGGTACACACCCACAGAGCGTGAATTCCTTCACATCGTGAAGGGTTACTCCCTGGAGGACATCAACCGTGGTACCATAGCTATTGAGGGAAGTGACAGGGCCGACTTTTCTGCCTGGTTGTGTTTGAAAGCACAGGCTGCCCTCGATAAGATGTACAGGAGATAGGTTTGTCCAACCCTAACTTTGACTTTGACAGCTGGGTTTCTCAGGTGGGCGAATGGCAGACTGCCACTCGCAACGTTCCTGCGCTCATTCACGAAGACATTATCAAGAGTAAAATTGATTTTGAGGACCCAAAGCACGGTCTCAAGTCTCTTTTGGTTGATCCACTCCAGGTGCAGTACGCCCTTGGGTACAAAGACCGCAAGTACTCCCTGACCTATGACGTCCTAAAGCGCATCCCGCACCAGTTGGGTGTGGTAGCCGCTATTCTGCAGACGCGTTGCAACCAGGCTGCAGCTTTCTCCGTCCCCTTCCGCTCGTCTAAATCTGTTGGATTCATGATCAAGCATCGTGATCCTGGACACGAGACTACAACCAGTGAGAAGGAGAAGATCCAGCAGCTGGAGCGGTTCGTCTACAACTGTGGAGCACCAGACCCAAATCCACACAACAAGATTGAGCGCGACGACTTTGAGACCTTCCTCAAGAAGATCACTCGGGACAGCCTCATGTACGACCAAGCGTGTTTCGAAATCGTCCCTGACCGGCGCAATCAGCCCTATGAATTCATGGCTGTCGATGCCGCTACCATCCGGATTGCCTCTCCAAATCAGATCCTAGGGATTGATGGCACCTACCAAGAGCGTACCCCACCCATTTCACAAACCCTGCTCACACAGGATCAGTATGCGCCTTTCCGCGCTATGCAGATCTTCGGGCAGAAGAACGGGGAGCGCCCTGAGTTCATCCAGCTCATCAACGGGCAGATCCGCAATGTGTACTTCAAGAACGAACTAGCTTTCGGTGTCCGCAACCCCAGAACGGATATTTACATCCAGGGTTACGGGTACGGTGAGATGGAGCAGCTTATCACCATCCTCACGGCACATCTGTACGCCGAGGAATACAACAGGCGCTTCTTCATGCAAGGGAGTGCACCGAAGGGTTTACTCAACTTCAAGGGGGAAAACTTCACACCAGACCAGTTGGAAGGCTTCAAACGTCAGTGGCGCGCGAACCTTGAGGGGGTGGAGAACTGCTTAGCTGGCGATACTAAGGTATACACCAAAGAACACGGATTCGATACAGTACAGAACATCTGTGGCGACCTTGAAGAGGTTGCAGCCACAATCTGGTCAGGCACCGCGTGGGAAACAGGACTGGTTTACAAGACGAAGGCCCCTAAGGTCCTCTGCCACATTGAAACCGACAATGGCTTGAAGTTCTCATGCTCTCCGGATCACAAAGTCCGTACAGTTGACGACGCTGGGGACCTCGTTTGGAAGACGCAGAGTTCCTTTAAAGAAGGCGATTTCGTCCTTGTTAATAAGAACGCAGTAGAAGCCGGAACTGAGCTTCTGTGCTTTGGAAAGCCTGTTTCAAACGAGATGTTTGAAGTTCTCGGGTGGCTTATTGGTGATGGCCATGTTGGTTCTCGTTGTCTGGAGTGGTTCTACCACCACGACAAAGAGCAGGATATCCTTGATAAACATTTGTCCATTGTACAGGGGTACTTTCCTAAAGCCACAAAGGTCGTTACACAGCGGACGTCTGAGCAGATCGAGGCCACAAAGAAGCGCTACGGGTTCAAGTCTGTGGCGGGATTCACAACCAAAATACAGCTGAACGATGTTTCTGCAGCACAGTGGGCTGTCGCTCACGGTTTCTACAATACTGACCAACATCGTAAACAAATTCCGAAGAACCTCTACCTTTGCCCAACAGCAGCAAAGAATCACTTTCTCAAGGGATTGTTCTCAGCCGACGGAAACAATGCTAAGAGACGCCAGCCCGCAATAACTATATCGAACGCCGACATCAGGCAAGAAGTTAAAGACTTACTGCTGTCTGTTGGTATCAGAACGTGCCTGTCAGAAGGTAAACACAAGCTTGTCATTATTGGAAATAAGCGATCCTACGAAGAGAAGCCGAGTGTTCTTCGCATAAAAGACAAGACCAGGTTCTTTGATTCTGTGGGCTTTTTGCAAGAGCACAAGCAGCCCAGCGTTGGTAAAAAGCCTAATGAGGTTGGTAAGAACGACAGGCTTCCTAGGTCTGTAGTGTGCAAGTTTCTCGCTGAGGTTAGGGAGGCTAACAGCAAAAGTCAGTATACACTGCTGTCACGCCGGGAGCGCATGGACCTGAATTCAATAATGTCCGGTGCGGATGTGTGCTCTAAGCCCCGTCTGCTACGCTACACGACGAAGGCCAACATTGCCGTGCCCTCATGGATCCTAGACTACCACTTTGCAGAGGTGGTGGAAGTACACAACACTGGTCTCTTGGTTCCTATGTACGATGTGTCCATTGACCACGAAGAACATCAGTTTGTAGGTGGAAATGTGCTCTCTAGCAACTCGTGGAAAACCCCAATCCTCCAAGCGGAGCAAGGGGTCGAGTGGATCGACTTGCATCCTAGTAACCGTGAGATGGAATACGGGCAGTGGGTGGAATATCTCATTAAGATCACCTGTGCTGTGTTCCTAATGGATCCGGCGGAGCTGAACTTCGATTTGCACGGTGGCGTTCAGCAGACACCGTTGTTTGAGTCAAGCCAGGAGTGGAAGCTCAAGGCTAGTCGCGACCGTGGCTTGAAGCCCCTTCTCCGCTTCCTGGCTAAGCTTGTCAACAAGAACATCATCAGCAAGATTGATGACCGGTTTGTCTTTGACTTCGTAGGTCTGGATGAGCTGACAGAGCAGGAAAAGCACCAACTGCGCCAGGAGCAGGTATCCTCGTACATGACGCTGAATGAGATTCGGCGTGCCGAGGACCTTCCGGACGTGGAAGACGGTGATATGATCCTGAACCCGACGTACATCCAGGCGCGGCAGGCCAGGTTCCAACAGGAGCAAGCTAAGAACACCCAGGAACAAGCTGCTCCGGCTGGAGGTGCTGGTGGTGGTGCTGCAGCTGCTCCCGCACAAGCGGAGGCTCCAGCACCTGAACAGCCCAACACGGCACCGAAGTACGCTGGGTCGTTCAAAAAGTCACAAGAAGGTATGATCGAACTGAGTCTGGATGCTTATAAGGACCTTACTCGGGGTGTGTGATGCCTGCTCACCGCATCAAAGGTCGGATTGACTTCCAAGGGCTACCAGTCTCGGTAGAGAACCCCAAGGGTTCTGCTAGGCACTGGAAAGACGAAGGAACTGGCAAAGTAGGTACTACGATCATGAAATACCCGTATGGGTATGTACGCGGTACTATGGGCACTGATGGTGACGCGGTAGACGTGTTTGTGGGAAAGAACAAGAAGGCCCCTACTGTGTATGTGATTACACAGAATAAGGCACCTAAATTCCGAGAGGTTGACGAGCAGAAGGTGATGCTAGGGTTTGATACGCCGGAACAGGCAAAACTCGCGTACCTAGCCCACTACACCACGGGTAAGTTCTTCAGGACTATGAAGGAGATGCCTGTGGGGGTCTTTAAAGAGAAGTTACAGCACTATAGGGGCAAGCTTATAAAAGGCGTCTTGCTAGATTGCACCAAGTCTGTTAAAATGGGTGATAATATGTCTGAGAACGAAGAGAAGTCTCTAAGCGTTGTGGAGCCGCCGGACCTTATGAAGAACAAAACCAAGTTGTCCAAGGGTCCGCCCGACGACCGTGGTGAAGAGCCTCGTAATATCGAGGATTTTGACGGCGTAGAGGAAGAGCCAAATAAGCGCAAGAATATGCTGGGCAAGTCCACAGCCTCTGGTGCTATGGATGACGTGGCTAAGGCTTTGTCCGCTCGCGTGGTCAGCAGCCTTGCCAAGCGTGCTAGGCTGGCAGCTAGTGTTGCCAAGTATGAGCAAGCACAACGACACTCAGCCGTTGCCCCGGGTGACGTGCCTCTGGTTGCCGGTATCGCCGGGGAACAACCAGGTCGTGGTACCCAGCGTGCCCAGGACCTCCGGGAACCCCCAGTGGTTCCAGTACGAAAAATCCACATGGAAGCCCAGCCACTAGGCGATTCGTCTGTGTACAAATCCTGCACAGGTTGTGGTCGCATGAACAAGAGCTTGTCCTGCGTTACTTGTGACAGCAAGAAGACCAGTGAAGCTACGCCCCTGTGGAGCCGCCAATGAAAATCTATCTACATGAATCGCTGTACGACCTAAGCAAGAGCAGCTCCGGACAGCGCTCTGCAGCGGCCAATCAGGAAGGGCTCCTCGGAGGAAGTGCTGGGAGTTCTGAGTCAGGTGGACAGCGCCCGAATGCCAAGTACTACCGTCGTGAGCCTGACGGTCGTCATCCTGACGGATCCATGAAGTACCGGTACTTTGGCACAGCCGAAGAGTATGAGCAGCATCTAGAGTCAGAGCAGCATAAGAAACACAAGGACGCCGGAGAGGAACCACAGGAAGGTGCTTCCGCGCGACTGAAGGATAAGCTGACCTCTGAACAGAAGAAGACAGACCGTCGAGATGGCCCAAAGAGGGAGTCGAAAAACACTTCTACCCTGTTCGGAGGTAAGAAACATGAGTAACAACCAGCCACGCCGCCCAGTGCGCTTTCAGGAAGACAACACAGAGCTTCTGAAGTCCATGGGCAGCAACTACAGCGAGGCCAAGGATAAGACGGACTACGTAAACGATCAGCATATCGCTTCACAGACCGCCAGTATCCATCCGACGTATCGCACGCCACCAGACCGCGTTAATGGCAACAAGATGTTCCGGCGCTACCTCAACGGCGTCCTGGACATGGAGTACGCCACACACAAGGTCATTGACGCTGTGCGTAAGTACAAGCAAAATGTGGCACCCTTGGACGGAGAAGATCTCATTGCCTTGCAGGTTATCTTTCCTGGCTGCTTTGATGGCAGCATGGATCCTATGATGGCCACGGCTATGGGCGCTGTTCACCTGGATCTTCTTCCAGAGGAAATCGCGATGATCCGTTTTCGCGTGGCACAGCACATTGCTGAGGTTATGAACTACAACGGTGGCCAAGGCGGCGGCACAGTCCCAGGACGTAGCGTTACCACCTCATGAAGTTGAACGTGCCTACGAACCTAACATCTGAGGATGTCCCCGCTATTACGCTGGGTCTATATCACACAGCTAAGAGCCTGTCAGTCTCTGAGCGCACTCCCGAAAACGCCGTAGAACAAACCCTTAGTACTAGCGCCGCGACACTCTTTGAACAATACCTAACCCGTATGGGCAATGATGTGGTGGCTCTGATGGAGAATAGTAGATGAGCGGGCACTGGGCACCTAAACCTCTGGTTACTGCGGATCCTGCCGGTCTGTTCCCTGTGGATGATTCCTATGAGGTGGTCAAGAAAGGCTTGACACCAATGGAACGGCAGCGTAGGCTTGACGGGACGCCACACACTAAGACTGGACGGACGGCACTTCGTCCCGAAGGTCCAACCTTGTACCTAGGTTCTGAACGGCTCTCTAAGGGTGTTAAGGATTCTGCGGATTGTGCGGATCCTAAGGACCGTAAGAATCCAAAGCCAGCCCTAGATGCTGATGACGTCATTAAGGCTTTTTTGAAGTCTAATGTTGAATGCTGACACTATCGCAGAGTTCAGACGTGTTGCTAAGCTAAATGAAGATTGGCTCGTACACGCTGTTGTAGGTCCAGAGTTCCTCACCAAGGGGGAGCTGGCCTCCTTACAATCTGAAGGGGCACTGACTAAGTCCTTGGACCTGGTAAGTGTTTCCTATGCGTTGGGCAGACAAGCGGCCCACCTGAAAAACGCTGAATACAAAAGTCTGACGCACGTAGATGTCGGCCAGAGTCTTTCCGACCTGGAGTCCGCATCCCTGTTTAACCTGCGCCTAAATGCCGCGAATGAGATCCGGCAGATGGCAGGCTTTGTGGCGTCTGCGATGCAGACCAAGCTGCAGGGCTATGTAAGCAAGAGCTTACAGTGTGCGGCGGATGGGGAGAACCTTGAGAAGAGTTTCCGTAGCGAACTTGATACACTGTCTAGAAGTACCTTCAAGGCAACCTTTGAGCTGTTGTCCAATATTTACAACCTGGCTGTACTGGACTTAGTAACTGTCGCCAAGAGCCACGCCCAGCTAAACTGTATGGTGCAGCGTGAAGGCATCTATACCGAGGGGCTTGAGAGCCACATAATGGTAGAACGCGGCGGGACATTTCAGGAAGCCACCGCCAGGGATCTCATGCAGAAGAGCCTGTCGGGGATGACCTTGTACTACATCCCCCCTGGCGCTGAATATCTAGATGGTGTCATTCGTGTGGTTGACACAGAGGTCTTTTTACAAGCGTTGAACAAGAGCGTAGCTGGTGTGTCCTCCACGGCCATGTCTGCTGTGGTGCCGTCTGCTGGTCCTAGTGGCAACAGGGCAGCCGCTGCGGCCGCCCCGGATCCGGCTCCAAGCATGCCAGGTCTGGCTAGCCCCGCTCAGACCCCAGGACCAGGTCGCGGCAACACCAATGATCCTGGTGCTGCCACGCAACCTGGCAAAGCTTCTGGCAAAGCTCCAGCCTCAGGGATTGAGTATATTTACATGGAACCGACTGATCCCAGGTTCGCTGGGGCCCTTGCATCTGGTGAGGGCTGGGAGAAGACAGAAACGGGGGCAGGTATTCGCAAACCCAAAGGCAGCGGAGGTCACGCCGCAGGAGAACCTGAGGCCGCGACAGAAGAACAGAATCCATTTGGTACACCAGAACAGATCAAAGCCGCGTGTAGTACCTGGAAGGCCAACACCAATCCTACCGCGACGGAAGTCATGGACAAGCTGCGTGACGGGGATATTGCCCACACGCAACCCTTGGGTACTGGCACCTCTGTGTCCCACAAGGTATTCATTGGAGACGGCCCAGCAGCAATCTTCAAGCCTATAGAGCGCCGTGGCTGGGACACCCACCGGGGCGTGTTTGGCACTGGACAAGGCTCTGTCCCGCATGACTTCCGGCACGGGCATGAAGCCGCTGCTCACAATATGAGCGCTGCTCTTGGTTTGTCACTAGTACCCGCAACAACCACCAGGGCCCTTGATGGCGGTAAAAACGGGTCTATACAAGAATGGCAAGAAGGACACGTAGATGTCAATCGCCATCTAGAGCAGACGGTGGCACATGGCCCTAATACCCTTACCAGTCTGTTCTCTACCATTCCTAAGGAGAAACACAAGCAGCTGACTAAGCAAGTCCACTCTCTCGTGACTCTACACTACTTGATAAACCACAATGACGGGCAGTATTATAACGTGACTGTCAATCCAGATAAGGCGGAGCTTGGTGGCATAGACAATTCGGACACTTTTGGGACAGGTATGAAGGGTGTCATGAGCCTCATGCATGAGGACTCACACAGGGCTGGTAAGCAGGTGAAGATCCCAGAAGACTTACAGCAGAAGATGCAGAAGTTATCACTAGGTGACATCCAGCGCACGTCCGAAAATCACTTGAAGCCCTGGCAAGTTGGGCAGACCTACCTGCGCGCTCAGTACCTTCTACACCTACAGAAAGAAGAAGGCCACCTAGACTACAACAAGTTTCTACCAACTATGGACGTATTTCAGGGTGGTAAAGAGGCTCCGGCCAAGTATGTGGATGCCGAGGGTAACTACAGGGTCTCTGAAAGCTGGGGCCGTGGAAAGACTGATGAAGAGCGCACGGCAGAGTTCACGCGCCGACAGAAGAATGGCACACTTCCCAATCAGCTGTTTGAGTCCTTCGCTAAGGACTGGATCGACACCCACAAAGCAGACCCTAGTAGTCCCCACCACTCAACAGCAAACAAGCTGGCGCAGGCAGGTGTGTTCATGCA